TCAGGGCAACGCCCAATTGATTTTCCCATTGGTCACAAAATAGACCTGAACGATTGGGATACAGAAACAGAACGTGCGATTGACGGGGTGACAAACCAAGCCAATCAAACATCCGCGGACATAAACCGCACCATTGAAGAATACAAATCGGTGATAAATGAAGTATTTGCCCGGTTTGAACTACTCGAAAAGCGTGTGCCAACATTGGGCGAAATAAAAGACTTGTTCAATGATATTGTAGGGCGCAAAACACCATTGACAAAAGAATTGGGCGACCCGAACGCCGATTTTTTCAGGGTCTTTGACTTGTTTACTCAAACAGTTGGGGAACAAAACCAATGGACGGCGGCAACCCATGAAAAGTTTTCAGCTTTACGAACGCATTTCAAATCGTTTGACCCTTACATGTCATTCCAAACAATAAATGACACAAAGATGCAAGAATACATTTCATATTTGGGCAAAAAAGGATTCAGAAATACAACTATTGCAAAACATCTTGCTTTTGTCCGGTGGTTCTTGCGTTGGGCATCACATAAAGGTTATTATCAAGGTACGGTTCACGACACATTCAAGCCTAAATTGAAAGGCATTGATGGTAATTCAAAAGAGATTATTTATTTAAGTCAGGACGAAATAAAGCAATTGCAAGATTATGAGTTTAAACCAAATGAAGAAGCCCTTGAACGTGTCCGGGATGTATTCTTGTTTTGCTGTTTCACGGGCTTGCGGTATTCAGACGTTGCGAAATTGAAGCGTTCGGACGTAAAGAAAGGGTTTATTAAGGTTGTCACCCAAAAGACCGTTGACGGGCTTATAATTGAGTTGAACAAGTATTCACAAGCAATACTTGACAAGTACAAGGAAATAAAATTTCCAAAAGACAAAGCATTGCCGGTAATATCAAATGAAAAGATGAATGAACACTTGAAACGCCTTGGTCAAGTTGCCAAATTGGAAGAACCGACAAGGGTTGTTTATTTCAAGGGCAATGTAAGACATGAAGAGGTTTACCCGAAATGGTCGCTTTTGACAACTCATTGTGGACGGCGAACATTTGTTGTTACGGCGTTACAACTTGGAATTCCCGTTGAAGTGATTATGCGATGGACGGGGCATTCAAGTTTTGAAGCAATGAAACCTTATGCAAAAATAGTTGACGAATTGAAAGAAAAATCAATGTCACGATTTGATAAGTTGTAATGTACACGATAATAAAGTATAAAATTGGCGGACACGAATATGTACACGAATAATGATTTCATTTGTGATACGCCGTGAAATTGTAGAATTTCAAATTTTGGGTTAACAGATGTAGTTTCAGTTGGTTGGTATTTTATGATATTTGGTTAAATTGAACGTCTTAGAACCTCTCTCTCCGCAATATATGTTGTAAATCAACAAGTTGCAAAATATACGCACGATTATACGCACACTAAAGCGTTAATCATGCGTTTTTTTTGTATTTATACGAACAAACAGTCTATAAATATAAGTGATTTTGATTTCATACTAAAATTATTGTTCAATACTTTACTATTTAATCTAAATATGAAAATAAGCGTGTTAAAAACATTAATATGAATCATACCTTTACAACTAAAAATTCTTTGGTTGTAGTAATTCATCTTTCCCTTCACTGTAAAGGATTACAAAGATTTTGGGCTACAACCATGTATTTTTCACCGCTTCTTTAATTGGTGTACCGCTTTCAACTTCCTTGATGAACTTCTTTTGGGTGGGCTTGTCAAATTTAAGGATATAGCTCGTATCCGAATGACTTATTGCTTCATTGCCACCCAAAACATCTTGTTTCGCTTTTTCAGGTAAAATATCAACGACTTGCGAAAACATTGAGTTTCTTGAAATGGTTGATTTCCCAACATTATATTCTTTTGCAAGAATCTCTCCTGTTTTGGGCTGTTTTTGGTGGTTCCCAAGTTGAGTACCACCACTATTAACATATTGATTTCCCTTGAATGTAGATATTACCTTCTCTGTCTCGTACCTCTTGCCCCTCAAATAAGCAATCTGATTAGGGTTGAGATTGCGCCTGCCTAACTGGTTGCTTATAATCCAATTTAAAGCGTGTTCGCGGCTCTCAAATTCTTTCTGGACTGTTTCATACGTTAGTCCGTGTTCTGTTGCGATACGGTAACGGTTATGTCCGTCAATCAATGTATCGTTCCACACTACAAGTTTGTCACTTCGTGTAATATTCTCCTTCCCGCTTAAAACATTATGTTTGGTTTCTTCTGGTAGAATGTCAACCACTTTTGAAAAATTACCCTCCCTGCGAATGGTGCGTTCAGCTACCCCATATTCATCGGCAAGTTTTTGGCTTGTCCTTATAGGAATTGGGTCACTCTGTCCCATTTGCTCTTCAGCTAAACTATAAGACGTTCTTCCCGTGGTGGCATTTTGCATACACGGGAGTTTATTCCCCTTCATTAATGTGTCGCCGTTCCAACTCCGTATTCGTCTGCAAGTAAAACTCTTGTTTTGGGTGGTTTTGCCAAGTCATCATTTTGACGACTTGCCTCTTTTGTATATTGATTACCTCTATCCCCTCCCCAAAACTTCACTTGTTTTTGGTTGGGTTGCCAAATGCGAACCAACCTCTTTTGTATATTCATTTGCAATAATTTTTGCTGTTGAATTATTTTTTGGTTGATGCCCAATTTGGGCATTAACCTCAACCGTGGATTGATGAACTCCGTATTCTGCGCCCAAACTTTCACTTGTTTTAAAATTTGGTAAAACAAAGTTGGCATTTGGCACACTTTGTTTTTCTGCATTTTTATTACCGCTTTAGCCTCACTTCGTGTAATATTCTCCTTTCCACTTAAAACATTATGTTTGGCTTCTTCTGGTAGAATATCCACTACTTGTGAAAATTGAGCATCACGTTTTATTGTTGACGGGCTAACGCTATACTCTTCGGCAATCATATCGTAGGTTTTTCTATTCAAGGGTTCACTTTGAACCCTTGAAGATTCAAAATCCACACTTTTTCTATCCCCTCCCCAAATCTTCTTTTCCGTCTCGTACCTCTTGCCCCTCAAATAAGCAATCTGATTAGGGTTAAGATTACGTCTTCCTAATTGGTTACTTATAATCCAATTTAAAGCGTGATAAATAAAATAAGGACAAATACTCGACTTGTCCTTTAAAATGTTCTTAGAAGTGATTAAAGTGTTTTTGGTTTCATGTTTAGTGAATTGTTATTACGTATATATCGTAATAACACGAATAAAACGCAAAGAGGATCTATTCTTATATTTCTGTCACATCTAATATTTTTAATTTTTCATTAATTGTTTCAGTCATTAATAATATTATCTGATCTTGTACTTCTCCTATCGCTTCCCATAGTGGAGTCATTTTTTCATCAAAAAAGTCGTCACTAAGAGGTCCAAAATCTTTCTCCATCAATTTAGTAACATAATCCCCTGCTTCCTGCATCATTCTGTGAGCGACTAAAAAACCTTTTGTGTTTTCAGACAATGTTACATTTTTCATTTCTTCGGATTTAGTTGCTTTTTCGGTCATTAAAGACTGTTCTTTTTCTTTGGTTGAATTTTCTGTTTTCATAATTTTTTATTTTAAATGTTGTTATTAAATAATATTAATACCGCAAATATATAGCTATAACTTTATATATCAAAATATAAAACAACATAAAACTGTATTTTAACTTTATTTAATACAGATATAACTATATATGTCTACATCTTTAGCTAAATTTGTCCTATAAATACAATTATATGAGGATAAAAGAGGCTATTAAGGCTAAAGGATATACACAAAAAGAGTTCGCTGATAAGTTAGGAATAACATTGAGTGCATTAAATCAACGCTTAGATGGTAATCCAACCCTTGGATCATTAAAAGAAATGGCTGAACTGCTTGAAGTGGATTTACTTGATCTATTTGAAGATAAAAGAGAAAAGAATAACTCAATTAAGTGTCCTAACTGTGGTGCTGATATTATTATTGATGTGAGAAAATAATTAAACAACATAATATTTTATTGTAAGCCGTATATTAAATGTTTTTTTATTACATTTGAAGTCTTTAAATTATTGATAATGTGCTTTAAACGAAAAAAACAAACGAATATAATTAACCAACATGAAAAAGATCATTTAATTATTATTTATTATACTTACATCGTGTTTCATCGAAACGGAACAACAAAAGATTGATAATTCCATCATGGATAGGATGTATATAAAAGCTAAACAGGCATCGTTTCCATATCACGAAACATTTAACACTGATTCGTATTATACAAGCATGGTAAATGATTCTATTGTTTTCTGCCAGCAAAACTATTCTTACAAGAATGATTATGGTGTCAAGAAAAGTGGAAAAACATACGGATTTTTTATCTCAAGAACAGGCGAAGATGTTACAGACTATATTGATTTATATGTAAATGATAACGAAATTTCAAGAGTTTCAAACTTAATAAAATAAAACTATGAAAAAGATTTTATCCCTATTACTGTTATTTATTATGTTTCAAATAGTAAATGCTGGAAATATTATCGGCACTTATACGCTTAGTCATTTTGACAGAACTTTTATTGTTAAAGCTGTTGGTTCGAAGCAAAACAAGTTTTCTATTTTTATTGAGGTTAAAGGGGAAAGTTCGAATGATACCTATATCAGTGTCAAAGGAAAAGATTTGGAAAAATTTAAAAAATCGCTACTGGAGATGAAAAATAAATTTGTCGAGTGGAGCAACACTGCGACAGATAATAATGTTAATAAAATGACACGATTCATGGAGGTTAAATTTCCATCAATAGGTGTTCATTGGGAAACCCCATCCAAAATATACTTTTCTGGAGAAGAGGATATTTCTCCTGTTTTTTCAATAATGGATGATGGTACATATAGAGCGATAATAGCAAAAACTGTTAAATACGCAATGAATAGATATATAACTGAAACAATATACTTACCTTTCTCAAATCCACAAGAAATTGATGGGTTAATAAATTTATTAGATAAAGATAAAATAATAAATGTAATAGAACAACAGAGTGAATTACAAAAATTATTTGACTAAGGATGTTTTTTTGACGGAGCAAACGGATCTGGCGCATTTATACTTATATTCGATTTTAGCGTAAATAAAAGACGGCTCCCCTATTTAGTTATCTACTTATATTTAAATAAGCGGAATTTCGTCTATTTAAAACCACTGCTCAACATTGAATAAAAAAAAAGAGCACCGGATCATGACCGGCACTCTTTCCAACCAAAAGAAACTACAATCCTATTTAATGAATAAATAGGGAATTAAATATGTTTTATTCATTGGAAAAATCAAACTCCGAAAAGGGTTTTTTAATAACTTTTCCGCTGTCATAATACTTTTAAGATTTAATTTCATTTTTATAGTGTTTAATAAGTTATATTTCGATAAGGTTATACGTGCAACTTTCCATCTTAACGTCTTCTTCACCTCCTGCGACCATAAACACTTTGTTAAGATTAGGTTCAGTCATTACAGAATAGGGTTTTAAATTATTATTAAGCGTTGGATCAATAACGAGACGTGGAGTTTTAAATATATCGATCACCCTATCAAGTAATAAATTTTCGGCTTTATCTATTCCGTAAACATCGCTTTTTAATGTGTCTAAAAACGCATTGCCTTTTAATACTGAGCTTAACGTCAACTTTCCGTCAACATTCGTGCAAATCTTTAGGCTGATTTCGTCCGCTTCGTCGATATAATTTCCTTCTATTATATTCTCATATAATACATCACTTTTTCCACCCTCTGACCAATCGTCATAAATCGCCTCAACTGACGGAATGCCATAAGCTATTTCGATATTCCTAAAACGATTATACTGATTCAAAGTAAGAGTATCAAACGGATCAACTTTATTTGAGTCTTCAAAATCATATAATATAAACTCACATTCCCCTGATACGATATTGTCAGGTGCTTTAAAAGTGTAACCTGATAAGTCTCCTAAACCTTTGTCAAATGTGTTGTTGTTATCTATATCGAGATATACTTCATTCATTTGACTGCCTTTTTTTAAAGTGATAGGCAATGCAAATTTTGCGCTTGTAGTAGTCCATGTTGTGCCGTTGAAATACATATTGCCAACCCTAAAACTAACATATACATATAATACGGTATCTGACGGTGCTTTGACTATTTCCGTGTAGTTGGTTTTTAGAGCGTAATCTGCTTGACAAATCTTTACCGATAAACTGATACAGAAATATACATTATTATGTACCAATATTTTGCCGTCTGATTTTATGCTAAGAATAGGATTAGCTTTTGTTAATCGGCGATTAGGCTGTGTTTTTACATTCATGTACCTTATAACATGAAGTTCGTTATCAAATGACAACTTAGATGGTACTTTGTTAATATCGTATTCGGTTGTTCTAACAAATTCAGAGCCTATATCGTCTATACCAAGTGCAGTATTATTGGTTATTTGAGTTATCTTTTGAGTATTTATATCATAAGTATATTTGTACATATCAAATTTTGACTGCTTATAATATCTTCTAATCTCTTTATTGTTGACAACTTGTTCACCAGACCCATAACTGCCTGGCGTTTCTTCCATTTTAACGAAAATAGCGTTTTCATCGTCAAATATTGGTAATAAATCATCAAGTTCATATAAGGAGCAGTTCACAGTTGCCTTATTCTTTCCGGCTATTCTGCTTAACTTTGTACCGGTGCCTTTATATTCCCTTACATCTTTTAGATCACTAATAACGGCTGTTCCTTGCTCGGTAATATAAGAGTTGTAACCTTCTTTAATTGCCCTATAATCAAGAAAGTAAAGTTTGTCGCCATACGGAGTAAAACAACAACCCGCATATTTGGCAATTTCTTCCAACACTTCGTAATAAGTCATCGCTTCGCCCAACTCGTCAAAGAAATTGGCAGAAGCTATTCTCAAAGAATAAAAACTTTCCGTGTCTGCCGTAATTGAATTGGTTAAATAATAACCGCTGTAACCTGAATATTCGATTGCTTTATTGATGATTTCACTGAAAGAAACAAAATCTGCGGTTAAATCAAAATTCTTATATTTTAGGGTTGATAAAGCGGCTACGGCTTCCAATTCATAGATAAATTCGGGCGACGAAAAGTTCTGACTAAAAGTGTCTGGCGTTGCATAACCTAACCAATAAACCGTACCATCAATTAATAATGTGATTTTAATTCCTTGTGGATCGCTTGCGTAAAGGTCTTGAAGATAGTCCGAACCAAAAACACTGATTGTCGCCAAAGATGATCGGATAGGGGAAAGTAAATCCGCTGTATCAGTATCAATTTTAATTGGATCACCTCCAGCCGTCAGTTCCATTTGCTCGCCCAAATAATCCTTAACCTCAACTTTGATCAAGCAATCCTTGTTACTGATAGTCTTAAAAGGAATAGTGTATTTAATTTTATAACTCATATTATTAATGTTTAATTTTGTAATCTGTTTCTTGTATCAATATATCTTTCAAGTTTTCACATAAAACTTCGTCTTCTTCTCTCGGATCATAGGCTTTGATGTATACCGTCAAAAGTGCCTTAGCTACTTCAAATCTTGACCTAAATCCATAGTCCTTTATAACTTTTTCTAACCGTTTACCTGATTCTTGGCTTATTTGTGTCTTTATCTGCATTTATCTGTCTTTTTTTGGTATATATTCCAATCGTCTCAGTGTTTTCCCAGTGACGATGTCTCCAACTCCCGACCAGTCGAACTCATCATCAAATAAGGAGATGTTATAATCTTCTTCTTCTTTTTCTTCAATATATTTATAGTTCTCATCGACTTGTTTTAAAAAATTCATCACAAGTTCTCGCAATAAAACCCCTTTAAATTTTATTCCCTTTTCTTCCATTATTTTTTCAAGTCTGGAATCAAGATCGTCACTTAAATCAACTTTTATCTGATAATAATCATAGTCATATTTTTTCATGATAAAGTTTTTATTTTTAATTGGTTTTTCTGTTTTTTTACCCCTTTTCGGTCTCTCCTTTGCTCTTTTATTATTTCGTTTTTCTGCTAAGGCTATGCACTCATTTAAGTCATACAAAAAACCATTATTAACTGCTATTGCGGGTAAATATTTAGCCTTTCGCCAAACGTCGATAGTATCAACATGTACTCCTAAAACCTCTGCCGCTTTTCTTCTCGGTATTAGAGTCATAATTTTTTTAGCTTCTTGATAAGTGTTCCAAATTGTCGATAAATCCTGATTTTTTCAACGTCTTTTTTCAGATATAACGGTGTGTAAATACCCATAAATTGCCTGATTCCTAACCGTTTAGACCATCTTCTCAACGTACTTCCAGAACAATTTAAAATTCGGAGTGCTTGGGCTTCTGAAACCGCTCCTGTCATTTTTTTCATTGCCTCATATCTCGAAAAAAGCAATTCAGAATCTTTTTTTAACCTAATGCTAACCCCCATGAGTTCAAAATTTTAAATTTAACATACCCCCACGGCCAAAAAATACTCCGTGTGTGAAGAAGGGAGGGGGGTGAGGTTAGAGCCCTTTCGTTTACCTTTAAAAATGGATACCCCACTGTCTCCACAACCCATTTTAAGCCGTTTTAAGCCGTTTTAGCTTCTTTCCGATACGAACATTCGGTAATGTTACGATAATATCACAGAAAGAACAAGAATGAGCGACAGGGTCACTGCCGCCCAACACATTCTCACAAGTACCATTCGTTCTCGCTCAGTCCGCTGACTTGACGAATAGCCTTAAACTTCTCCTCTATGTTTTTTCGATCTTGCAATCCGCTCGCTAAACTGTTGGCAAGTTTGTATACCTCATGACCGATAATAGTGATCTTTCCGTCAATCATTGCAAAATAACGCCTAACAATCTCTGGATTCAGCCTTAGGGTTTGTAATCCACTTACAATGTTATCGATCGCTTGCTTCTGTTCTGCGGTCAGTATATAAGTACATTGTTCGACACAGTACTGCTTTATGGCTTCTTCATCAATGCTAAAGCTTCCATCATCCGCTCGCTGGAGGAATCGTTGAGGAAATTGATATTTGTGCATGGGGTCTTCCAGGACGGATAACTTGCTCCTTAACTCATTGCGTTGATTCATATCATCAAGGTTTACAAAGTTCTTTGCAGCCCAACGCTCCATATAAGCTTTAATCATGTAGTCACCTCCTTTGGTTAATCCTTGCCACAGAATATCCCACCACAGCGGGAGGTTCTGTTTTTTCAACTCACTTATCATCCAATTGGCTCTCGCAAAACCAGTTCTCGTCCGCAATAATAAAATCTCAGCCGCTTTGTTGTCTGTAATCGAGAAAAATTTATTTTTCATATTTTTAAAAATTAATAATTAGTATTTCTTTTTTCTATAATAGTTATTTGTCCATCCCTTAAAACATACGATATATTTTCAAACATTCTGCTCTGAATCGGTAACGCATTGTTAAACAATGGTCTCAATTCCAAAGATGTGAAGTGTTCGTTTTCAAACATCTCTCTTACTTTCTCATTCTCAAATATGTTCATAGGTTGTATTTTTTTCGGAGTTGCTCGACGGTTAATTTCTCATTTTTAGCGAAAGAAATGCCGGACGCTTTAGCTCGCTCGTCTAATTTTTTCCTCCAATCGGGAGTGTCATTTATCAGGCTTCTAACATACGCTGTTGTGGTGTTATACGCTGGGTCTGCTGTTAGCGTCATGTCGTAAATACGTGATATTTTCGTTATATATCGTATGTTTTCGCCGTCCTTCTTTTCCCACTTTTCCCCTGTTATCACAAACGCAAAAGAAGCTCCTGATATATCACCCCTCTTAATCATTTCAACTGCAAAGTCACCATCAGCTGTGTGAGGTGCCTCAAACTCATATTCTATGGCTTTTGGTGTTATTCTGGTGCTAAGTGTTCCTTTACCTTTCCGCTGTCTTGCAAGAAGTCTTTCGCGGTTATGCCCAATAGTGAATTTAATATCCGAATTGTTGAGGGTCTGGTATGAAATGGCACTTGGTAGAATGATTTCCTTGAATCGTTTACCATTTTCAATCAAAACTTCTGACAGTGAATTGAACACAATCGCATAACCTCTGATAGTTCTGCCCGTAATGTTAGGTGTGAATGAATTTGTTCTGATTTCTGTTTCCATTTTAAAAAGACTCTATATTGTTAATAATCTGCACATTGAATCCATTTGGGTTGTAGATTATCTCATGCTTCGTGTACCTTAGCATGTCAATGCATAGGTAAATAAGTCCTGCAATACGTTTCAGGTCTTCATTCTCTATTTCAAGAATTTCTTCTGGGTTAAGTTCTACGAGACCTAAGGTTTTCAAATAGTCGTTAGTAATCGCTTGAGCTCGGTTTAAAAACTTTGCTAATTCTTTGGCTGTATTCATGTTGTTGAAATTTTTATGATTATATATTCTTTCTTAATAGTGGCAAAAATTCGCTTTTCGTACATTTTAAATTTTCGGTTTAATTTTCATTTCCTTCGTTACCTTATTATATATTAAGGTACATTCTTCTCCGTCAAACACTAAGTTCCACTTGGTCTCACAAATGAATTTTAGTTTGAATAAGTCTATAATTTTTTGTTTCATTATATATATATATGTTTAAAAAATTAACCTCATATCTCCACAACCCCACCCACCCCTATGTATATAGGGGTGTGGTGTGGGGTGGGGTGATGTTAAAAAGGTAATATTTCATTGTTATTATCTTTAATACATAATCGATATAGTCCTTCTATATCTTTATATATAAATCGTTGTTCCAATCCTTTTTTTATTCTATTCTCACAAGCCGTTTTTCCTTTGCCTGTAACATCCATTAATTTACTTTGAAGATCGCCCCAACCTAAGCAAGTTGAATAGCTGTATATCTCTTCGAATATCCCTCTCAAATTCTCCTGCTTCGGCTGGGCTGTCTCCGTTAGTTCTGGCAACCCTTTCTCGTTGATTATAAAAGAAAAGGGTGCAAATTCAATGTTCCTCGTGAACTGTGGTTTTACAGTGGTAACATCGCCTTCTTTGGTGACCAACATAACGGTTTCGGATTTCCTTTGTAGTTCGCTCCCAATGTGCCCTCGTGTCTTCTCGGTATTAGGGTTTGTGTGCACGATATTACAAATATGACAATGTCTCTCGCTGGATAACCGCATGAGATTGTTGACCATTTTGGTTGACTCCTCTATGGAGTTGGTGTCGTTAACTAAATCTGCCGTTCCGTCAATAAATACAAGTTGAGGTTTATATTCCGCAATGGTTTTTTTAATCACTTCAAATCGTTGCTCTGGTGTCAATTCTCTCAAAGACAAAACCCTTAAACAATCCCTAACATCAATAGAATAATCATACCCCAACATTCGATAAATTCTCCTTATAACTCTTTGCACAAAAACCCTGCTTTGTTCGGTATCGATCAATAATACCTTCTTATTCTGCAACTCGCTGTTCATGCCCATGAATCCGTCAGACTTTAAAAACGCAACAATCATTGCAGTAGTGAGAAATGTTTTTCTGCTCTTCGCGACTCCAGTGATCGTTGAAATATCCCCTATTGAGACAATGGGTGTGTCTTCCTGCTGTAACGCAACCACACTGTCCGGAATCTCCTCGCTCGCCATTACATCATACTCGTATGAGTCTTCCTTTTATCGAAAATCAATAACTTTTTCCATATTAAATTGGCATTTCTTCAATTTCGACTTCTCGGCCGTCAACTTTCAGAAAGTCCACAAAAACATCAATGGCATCGATATTTGACGAATCGATACTTTTTGCTTTCGGGTTAATCGTCCCAATACTGCATTTTTCGGAAATATCACCTAAGGGTAGGAACATCAGTACTGCATTGTTGCCGTATTTTAGAGCTTTCCTGATGTTCTTGTCTATATACTTGTGAATCTCGTTGAATAGCAGGGTTGTGTTTTTTCCGATAATAGGTAGAATGTCGTTTTCCAAAAAAAGGATTTCTTCCTGAAGTTTCTTTTTTGCAAAATCGTTGGTTGATTTTAGGTAATAATCCTTTTTGTCCTGAATTAATTTCTCGAGTTTTTCTGTCTCGATTGATTGTGTGTGAATTTTCAATGTTGTATCATTCTTCATTTTCTTGTGTTTTAGGTTACTTTTTCTTTGAAAACAATTCTAAAGCTTTATCAACATCAACAATTATTTTCCTACCTTGCTGAAAACAAGCATCTGCTATGATGGTGTCCTTGTACCTTTGGGCTGTCGCATGAGAAATGTTGAATAGTTTTCTTATTCCTGCCAATCCGTACACATACTTTTTAGGACTTTCTTCTCTCACTTCTTTTTTTTGAGTCTCTTGGGCTAATCCCAATACTTCCTGGAGTTGTCGGACCGTTAACAATGCGATTGGTGTATTACTGTCTACTTTTTCCATTTTTAATATAGTTTAGTTTTATATTATCTTTCTTAATAGCTTTGAATTTTCATTTTTCGTACACTCACCGATGCAAATATACGACTTAAAAGGCTGTTAATAAGATATTTAAGTGGGGGTAAAAACGTAAAAAAATAACATAAAAAAACCCCTATTTTAAGGGGTTCATATTTAGTCGAATAAAAAAGGAGTCGATTTTTTCGACCCCCTTTTTAATGTTTTATAAATAGCTTTTAATTCTTTCTTTTTTAAATTTGTCGTATGCGTGATATCTGCCTTTTTTAATTGAATATTCCATTCCTTTCTCAACCTCTGGGTATTTATCAAAAACAAAACCAATCGTTTCAAGTAAATCATAAATAAAAGCTGATTCTTTATTCCCTATATTTTTCGGGTTCGAAGATTTTTTAAATATACCTTCATCCCTTAACCATGCAACAAGCGTCGTAATAATTTTTCGTTTAAAAAAGGTTTCATCATCTTTCTCTTTTTTAACTAAATGTTTTAGTTTATTCATTACTTCGTCAGATGAATATCCAACAAATCTTGCACTTTCCAATATTTGTTGTTTTAAATTGTGGAATACCAAAAAAAGAACATCGTCTACTTCTATGGTTTTTTTAGCACCTTTCACCTTTATGTTTTTCATCTCGCACAATTCAAATACTTGTAATGTTTTCCGGTATTGTCTTCTGTCTTCGTCGCTATCAACCAAAAAAATGATTTGATCGGTAAACTCTTGAAGTCGATTTCCGATTTCTATACCGTATTTTTCAGCCAGTTCCTTAACGTCAATATCTAACTCTGGATTTCCAAAGATAGAACTATCATAATTTATAATATCCTCAAGCTCATACATATCCGTTTAATTTTTTGTAATACTGTCGCATAATTACTATTATTTCGTAACGCATCCCAAAGATAACATAATATTTGAAATATGCAATTTTTTTGAGCAAAAAATTATTCTTACTTTTTATTGAACAGCTTCATTGATTCAGCTTTCGCTTTGTCTGCTATATCTATGTAAGGTTTCATCGCTTTATAATCACTATGTCCCGTCCATTTCATCACCGTCTGCGGAGGGATTCCCATCATTAAAGCATTGCTTATAAATGTTCTGCGTGCCGTATGTGTTCCAATCAAAGCATATTTAGGGTAAACATCATCATATCTTTTATTACCTTTATAATAAGTAATGGTTACTGGTTGATCAATTCCGCAAAGTTCTCCCAACTCCTTTAAATATTCATTCATTCTTTGGTTACTTATTACTGGTAGTGCCAAATTGTTTGGAAATGTTTCCTTTTCATACTTCTTTAATATCGCTTTAGAATAATCATTTAATTCGATTGTAAGGCTGTCTGCTGTTTTTATGGTAGTAATGGATATATATGTATCAAAAACATCACTACGCTTTAAATTAGCAACGTCAGAATAACGTAAAGAAGTAAAGCAACAAAAGCAAAACACATCTCTTACCCGATCCAAATATTTTTTGCTTTCGGGTACATTGAAATTATAAACTGTCATTAATTCTTCCCAATCAAGGAATACTACTTTCTTATCGGTTGTTGTGAGTTTTGGTTTGAATGTCTGAAAACTTGTTTCATCGGTATAACCTTTCTGTGTTGCCCAACGTAAAAACCACTTTAAAAATCCTAATTGTTTTTTAATGGTTGTGTTTCTCATTCCAAATACTCTCGTATCTCTTTCTTTGATCTTTTTTCCTGCAATGACAACCGTATGAAGATGATCCACGAAGTCATTAAGTCCTTTTTCGGTTAAATCACTAAATTTTATATTAGGTTTGAATTCTTTCAAATGATTTTTAAGTGCTTCAAACTTTTCATATACCGCTTTAGTCCAGTTATTCTTCTTTCCCATTTCCTTTGTAAACTCATCAAAGCAGCCAAAGAATGTCGTTTCTGTCTTCTCCAGTTTCTTTTTGGCAAAGTTTTCGGCAAATAGTGTCTTTATGTCTATTTCTTCAATATTGCCCAATTTAAGAAGTGTTTCTTGCTTTGAAAAAAAACTGTCTATGCCCGATAGTCGGGCGTTTATTGTCTTGGCTGTTTCACCTTTGGAATTGGTACTTCCTTTTTTTACTCGTTGAGGCACTTCACTCTTTTCCTTTGAACTATTACCTGTCCATTTATCTGGTGAAATACTGAATCCTGTTGAGGATACAAAACGATTTCCGTTAATGGATATGCTCACACGAATAGGATTGTCACCGCTTTTATCCGGTCTTTTTTCAAGGTAAAATTTTACTGCCAT